TTGCAACAGCAGCAAAACGCCGTCATCGGCCGCACCGGCGCGCAACCTGCGCTGCAAAAGATGCAGCAAGACCAGCAACTCGGCATGTCCGCCCAACCCGCCGCCTAACCCATGCACCCGAATATCAACGTCAGGAACGTCGCCGGATTAAACATCCCCCAGCACGACTATCTCTCAATCAGCTACTACGGCAGCACCAACAACATCCAGACCGTCACCTACAAAGAGGGCGGCGCCGCTGGCCAAACAGTCGCCACGCTGACCTTCTCCTACACGACCAACCCGCCGACCACCGACGATGCCTCGCTGGCATCTGTTGCTCGCTCCTAATCTCCGATGCCTTGGACCTTTAACCCCTTCAGCGGCACGTTCGATCAAAAAGGATCGGGCGGCGGCGGCTCTGTGCTTGAAGGCGAGGTTGCGACCTTCGCCGACTTGCCGCAGACGACCGGAACACCGCCTGTCGGATCGAGCTATTTGGTCCGTGAGTCAACCGGCGTGTGGCTGGTGAACCGGCGGCAGGCTGGCATTTATATTCGCACGAACAACACAGGAGTGCGCGCCGATGACTGGAGCTACGGTGGCGATTTTCCGGTTCAATCGGTAAATGGCGAGACAGGCGCGGTTTCCTTGAGCGCGGCAGACTTAGATGCCGCCGAAGCCAATCACGTTCATCAGCCCGCCGACATTTATTCCGACGCTGTTTATGTGTCATCGACAACTCTGAGCGGTGGCGAACCCAACGGAGTTTATTTCCGCAACGGCAGCGACAACGGAAAGGCCATTTACAAAAGCGCAGCGGGCTATGCGCTTTTCTGGTCTGACGAAAACAAGTGGACGATTGGCAACAACGCTCAATCCGCAGCGTATTTTGTAAGTTCAACCGACAGCATTTATCCGTGGCAGGCCACCGGATGGATTGTTGGCCCCAACGGCAGCGGCACAGTTCCGACTGTCGCACAAGCGACATTGTCGCAAGTGCAATTTGAGCAAGCAAAAGAATCCGTTTCCACACGCACCCCTAAAAGCGGCAACGCCTCGGCTACTGAGGTGGTGCTGGGCAGCGATACACGCCTAACTAATAGTCGCACACCGACCAGCCACACCCACGGAAACATCACCAACTCAGGAGCCGTCGGCACCACCGCCAACCTCCCCCTCAAAACAGGCACCAACGGCGTCATCGAGGTGGGGGCATTCGGCACGGCGGCAGGGAGCTTTTGCGAGGGTAACGATGCGCGGCTTTCGGATGACCGCGACCCGAATTTGCACGCCGCCAGTCACGCCGCAGCGGGAAGTGATCCCGTCACGCTTGGTCCCTCACAAATTGTGTCTGTGAGCGGATTTGGCAATGTGTGGGGCGGAAACGAATCACTAGCGGATATTTTTAGCAATGTTGGCAACATTATTGTAAAAGACCAAAGCGATTACGCCGCCTCTGGCTCCATCACGGCCTCTGGCCTCACGCAAGCCACCGCCCGCATCCTCGGCCGCACGACTGCCAGCACAGGAGCCGTCGAAGAAATCCAAATCGGCACGGGCCTTTCGCTGTCGGCGGGGGAGCTTTCGGCTACGGCCAGCGGCGGCTCCAAGACCTACGCCGTCTTTACCGCCGAACACAACCAGCCGCCAGCCAGCGCATACGCCACCCTCGACACCCGCAACTCGGTCGCCGTCCTCGACTTCGATGCGGCCACGGACGAGAACGCTGTTTTCGTGGGCATCATGCCCGAAGCCGCCTCACTTGGCAGCGGCCTCATCGTGCGCCTGCATTGGATGGCGACCACGGCGACCAGCGGCAATGTGCGCTGGGGTGTGCAATTTGAGCGCAGCAATACCGACTTGGATTCGGACTCTTTCGCCGCCGCCGTTGAAGCAAACGGCGCGGCCAACGGCACAAGCGGCATTCTCACCACTACGGCCATTACCGTGACAGATTTTGACGGCATCACGGCGGGCGATGTCTTCCGCCTCAAGGTCTTTCGCAATGCGGACGATGCGACCAACGACACCATGACAGGCGATGCGGAGTTGGTCGCTGTCGAAGTAAGGAGCGCGGCGTAATATGGCAAGAGCATTCACATCGGCCAGCAGCCAATACCTTTCTTGCTCAAGTGCGCCTGTAACGACCTTCCCACTCACGCTTTGCGCGTGGGTTAAGCCAACCGCGCTGTCTGGCGCCATGGCAATTCTTAGCGTTGGCGTAAATGGCGGGACGCACCGTATTTTGATGCAGCACAACTTTGGCGGCGGGTTCCATTTGCAAGTTACGGCTATCGACGCAAGCGCGGCGCAGGGCGCTACTTTGAGCAGCGGACTCACGGCTGGGTCTTGGGCGCACGTTGCGGCCACTTTTGGAAGCGACACCAATACCGATTGGAACCCATACATTAACGGAAGCTCAAGCGGTCGCTCTACAGCGGCTACTGAAACCCGCAATCCAACAGGCTTGAATTTTCTCGGCATTGGAGCGCGATACAACACAACGCTCGGCCTTTATTACGGAGGCGAAATAGCCGAGTGCGGAATCTACAACGCAGCCCTAACCGCCTCCGAAATCGCCTCCCTCGCAAACGGTTTCACTTGCGACAAGGTGCGTCCGCAGTCGCTCGTCTTCTACGCACCGCTCGTCCGCGACCTCCAAGACGTTAAGAGCGGCTTGACGATCACCAACAACAACACGGCGACAGTCGCCAACCACCCGCGAGTTTATGCCTAATCTCTACTACCGCATTTCCGATCCCAACGATGTCCGCGACCTTGGCGACCAGATGGCCGCGTGGCAGGCCGCTGGCAATCCGAAGCGTAACGATTGGGCCGAGCAGCCCGCCGCACCGTCAGCGGATGCCGTGTGGCAGGATGGCGCGTGGAGAGTGCCGCCTGCGCCGACCTTCACCGCAGAACAAATCGTCTCGCAGTATTTCTCGCCCTACCAGATCGCCGCACTCAGCCGTCTTGAGATGGCATTGATGCAAGCAGGCAAGCCGATCGGAGCGAAGATGGCGGCCTGCAAAACATGGCTGGAAGGCGTGATGCTTGGCTGGGCCATGAATCCAACGCCCGCGCCAGCGGCCAGCTACGGAAGTCCTGCGGCGAGCTTTGAGGAGGCGAGCGGGGAGGCTGTTGCAGGGTTAAACGCACAATGAGGACTGTCACCTTACAGTCTATCCTTTTGCGCGCATGGCAACGTGTCGGCAACGATGCGTCCACCATCGACGCTATCCCAAGCGGCGCCAAGACCATGATGACTGCCGCCGCCAACGAACGAATCGCCGACTGCTGGGAGTGGGCGGATTGGCCTGAGCTAATGCGCGTCGAAAGCCGCACCGTGCAGGGCGATGCGACCAACGGCTATTACATCGACTACGAGCAGTCCGGCCAGACCGCCATGGGCGAAGTCTTCGCCGTCCTCCGCGACAACCCCGCAACCCACGTTGCACCCCGCCAGATTGGCTACACCCTCCTCGGCGACAGCGTGCGCTTCCCGCAAAGCACCGACCTGCCAACCACCGTCTGGGTCAACTACCGCGTGCGTCCGACCGAATACAGCGCCAGCAACCTCTCCGCGACAGTGCCCAGCGTCATCGCAAAAGCGGTCGGCTACTTACTGACCTCAGACCTCCTCACAGAGGACGGCCAGCTCGACAAAGCACTTGCCATGGAACAGATGGCCGAGAGCGAGCTGATTAGCCAGCGCGACAAATACTATTTCCAACAGGGCCAGCCCAGCATGTGGACCGCCCGCGTCAACCAATACTAATCCTATGAACCCTAACGTCAGAACAACGAACAAAGCCAACGGCGTCCGCCTCATCTCCGACACCACGGCCGTCACCGGAACATTCAGCGTTGTCGAAAGCCTCGACGCCGCGACCAAGTTTCACACGCTCGTAGGCAACCAGACGAACGTGGCGAACACGACCAGCGGCAGCGCCTATGCGTTTCCGGTCGGCACCGCCATCGAGGGCAGCTTCACCGAGATCAAGCTGCACGCAGGCGCCGTGCTAGCCTACTTGAAGTAACGCACCTGAGGAGCCGCGCGATGAGCTTGCAGTATTTTCATCACAACTTCACAACAACTGAAAAGGGCATCATCGGCACCGCCACATCCCTCGGCTCCTCGGCCATTTCGATGTTCAGCCATGTAGAGACCGCGCTCCGCATTGGCGGTCTTTGTGTCGGTCTTGCCGTAGGCATAGTCACCTTAATTTCGGTCCTTCACGACCTCCGCAAAAAACAGAAAGCAAACAAATGAGAAACTGGAAAACCTCGCTCCTCGGAGCACTCACCATCATCGCCTCACTCTCGACCGCTGGCCGCGAGTTCCTCGCCAACGGCAACGTGCCCGACCTCGGCCTCATCGCCGCGAGCCTACTCGCAGGTTGGGGCTTGATCGTCGCCAAAGACAACAACGCGAGACTCTGACTCCATGAGCCACGCCCGCGTCACAAAACTCATTGCAGTTGCGATCCTCGCCGTGAGCTGGGCTGTCGCTGCGGGTGGTTGCGTGACCATCGGCTATGACTTCTTGAAGCAACAGGCAACCGTTTCATTCGACGCGAAGACTGTCAAAGAGCCAAGCAAGTGATTCCAAAGAACAGACCACAACAAAAGCGGGTAGACACCGAGCGGCAACTAAAAGCCGCCGGAGTCAGTGATCCGGTCTGTCTTGTCGGCATTCGCGGGTATTACCGAGACAGCATGGGAGCCAAGGGCAAGAACGACCGCAATTTATACGACGACGCAATTATACTGGTCTCGCCCAACGCGCACATCGCCTACAACGCGAACGTGGACCCAAGCCGCAGCGGTCGCAATCCTAGCAACGGCAAGGGCTACGCCTCGCTGAAACCCGGCGTCTACCGCTACAAGATCGGCAAGCACGGCATCTCTCGCGGCAACCCCTACAAAGCACTCGTCCAAGCCGGTCCTGTGACCGTCATGCGTGACGGCGGCGTCGAGGAGACCGGATGGTATGGCGTGAACATCCATCGCGGCGGAATCAAAACTACTGGCAGCGAAGGCTGTCAGACCCTGCCTCCCGGTGCCAACTGGAACGGATTCATCGCCACAGTTGAGTCCGAGATGAAAAGGAACAACGCCAAAACCGTCAGCTACGTCCTGACCCATCCCCGCAAGGATCTGGTCTGACGACTGCCAACTGCCAACTGCCAACTTCCCCATGTCCCTCGAATCTCCAGTCCAACGCGACGGCGACAACGGATTCATCGGCTTCGCCAGCCGCTTGAACCCGCTGACGTTGCCCGCAGGCATGTTGCAGGACTCAGTCAACATGCGCCTCGATCGCGGAGTAGCGCAAACCCGCAAAGGTGCCAAGCGTCTCGCCGATGCCATCAGCACGGCGGACGAACCGCTCACGCTTTCCTTCAGCCTCGCCGTGGACCGAGCGATCAATACGATCACCTTCAGCAGCACGACCGCCACCGTGACCACGGCGTCCGCTCACGGCTACACCAACGGCCAGACCGTGAACATTCGCGGCGCCACCGGAGCGGACGCTGCCCGCTACAACGGCGACTTCGCCATCGCGGCCGCCAGCGGCAGCACCTTCACCTACACCATGACCGGCACACCGGCGGCCAACGCCACCGGAACGCTGCTCGCCAACGCGGGGCCGCTCGTCAAGACCACTTACGGCGGCGGTATCTTCGGTGCCGGAGTCTTCGCCAGCCGCAACTACGACAACGCCAACGAATACGTTGTCATGGCCGGACCCAGCAGCGCCTTCCTCTGGCGCAACACCTCGCCGACCGACACCGTTGTTACGGTGGGCTATCCCAGCTCGCCGGATGAGACGATTGATCCGCAGGACACCGTCTCTGTCGTCCAAGCCTACGATCGCCTCTACATCCTGCGCGAAGCCCCGATTGATCCGACTACGACTTTCAAGCAGCAGTTCACCAACGCCAGCGGCATAACCGTTTCGGGCACCACGGCCACGGTCAACGTCAACGCGCACGGCTTGAGCGCCGGTCAGCGCGTGCGCATCGAAGGCAGCACCGTCGCCGCGTTCGACGGCCATGAGTTTGACATCGCTACGGTCGCCACGAACAGCTTCACGGTCACTGTCCCAAGCGGGACCGCAAACGCTGCCGTCGCCAATATCCGCGTCCGCCGCGTCAAGCCGCCGATCTACTGGACCGGCAGCGGCAGCTTCGTCCGCGCTGCGGGCGGTGTGCCCGCCGAAGGACCGACCTACAAGCGTATGCGCTCGGTCGGATGGGCCAGCTACATCCAGAACCGCCTCATCATCCCTGACGGACGCGACCAAGTTGCCATCTCCGACTACCTCGACGCGGATCTCTACGACCCCTTCTGGCAGTCCTTCCGCACCGGCGCCGGTGGTGGAGACTTTGTCGTGGCCGTGCATCCATGGGTTGAAGGCAGTGCGCTGGTCTTCTGCCGCAAGAGCATCTGGCTCGCTACCTTGGCGCAATTTCCCGCGACCAATGGCAGCGACTTCGCCATCGACACCGCCGTGGCCAAACTGGAACTCGTCACAGACGAGATCGGGTGCAGCGCCCGCAACTCTATCGTCACCGCCGGTCGCTTCGTTTTCTTCTTGTCGGACGCTGGCGTCTACCGCCTCGACACCCAGCTCGATTTGAAATTGCGCGGCGACACCAAGCCCTTGAGTGATCCGGTCGCCGACCTCTTTGAGCGCATCGACCAGAGCAAGGTGCAACGCGCCTTTGGTATCTGGCATTCCAACCGCTACATCCTCGCCGTCCCGACCCTCGACTCGCCGGACGACACCAACGATCTGGTCGTCACTTGGTCGGCCCTCAACGATCAGTGGGAAAGCCGCGACGTTTATGGCATCGGCGTGGACGCCTTGGTGGTCGGCACCTACAGCAACGTCCGCCGCATCTTTAACGTCCGACGCACCGGCAAGCTGTATCTCCTCGATGAGAACAACAACGGCAAAGACGACGAGCCAAGCGGCAGCCTGCAAGCCCAAGTCACCGGCACCATCAAGACCCGCCGCTACAACATGCAGACGATGAGCAGCAAGCGATTCCTCCGCAGCCTCGCCGATGTGGTCTTGCCGGATGACGGCAGCATTGTGGTCAAAGCCAATCTTATCAACCCCGACGCCACAATCACGCTGGTGCCGGGACAGACCAACACGTCTGGCTTGGCGGAAGACTACACGCTCAAGCAGCCGATCCGCCAGAAAGCGCACTACTGCGAACTGGAATTTCTAACCACGGCCAACCGGCCCGAAATCCGAAACGTCTCAATCGAAGCCGCAGGCCCGAGCAACCCGCCGACTGAGACGCGGAATGCAGCTTAACAATTAAGGAGAATAATTATGGCAACAGTAACAGCATCTTACAACTGGGTCTCAGGCGAGACCGTGACCCCGACCAAACTCAACTCAACCGCCGCGCCGACTGTGGTTGTCGCTGACAATGAAATCACGACCGCAAAGATTGCAGATGCAAACGTCACCACGGCGAAGATTGCGGACGCCGCCGTAAACAACGCCAAGCTCGCAGATGGAGCAGTTGTTCAAGTTGTGTCTTCAACTTTTGCAACAGCTTCAGCTATTAGCGCAGTCATTCCGTTTGACGATACAATCCCGCAAAGCACTGAGGGTTCCGAACTTCTGTCAGCAACCATCACTCCAAAAAGCAGCACCAATAAAATACTTGTTCAGTTTAGCGGGTTCTGCGCATCGCCAAACACTGGTTTTTCTTCAGCCCATGTGCTGTTTCGAGGATCAACAGCGATCAATGTTACGGGGCTGAGTCATCAAGTTGCCAACGAAACGATGCCAGTAGCCATTCATCACTTTGACTCACCAGCCACCGCATCTGCCGTGACCTATTCTGTCCGCATTGGACCAAGTCTCGGAACAGTAGCTATAGGCTACAACAGCAACGGCGGAACGCGGCGATTCGGCGGCGCGGCTTCTGCCGTGCTGACCCTCACTGAAGTAAAAGCCAGCTAAAATGACCCCATGGCAAAAGGCAAAACAATGGCAAGAGGGAAACGACGCCACGGCGACCTTCGAGGAGTTGTTGGGCTGGCATCTGTCCAATGGACTTGTGCATGCCACACCGGAAGTGCTCGTTTTGATGTCAGAGGTGCGCTGGAACGCGGAGGAGCAACGCTTTGAAAAAGGCAAGCCAAATTGCTGGTTCGTTCGGTTGGCTGCTTCTGTTGGCCACGCAAACCCTGTGCGCGAGTTTATGCGTGTGGCGACACGGCCGCAGCAATACGCGGCATGGTTCCGGCGAGGCGGCTTTGAGCCGAGAGTCTACGACTGGAATAAACTAACAAAAAAAGTAGGAGGATAAAACTATGGGAGGTGGAGGAGGATTTTTAGGGCTTGGTGGCGGTGGTGGCGGGAACACTTATGTCTCGCAACCAGTTCCATCGGCACCGGCACCGATTGATTACGACAAAATGGCCGCCGCGTCGATTCGCGTGGCTCAAGCACAGTCTGCCGCCGAGGAGGCGGCGATCAAGCGGCTATACCCCGAATACATTAACATGCAGTTTGGCACGGCGAACCAGCTCGCCGGTCGGCTCGACAACGAATACCTCCAGCGCACGCGCGGCGTTGTCGGCGAGGAGCTGCAAGCTGCGTCCGCGCCCAACCAAATTGAAGCGGAGATTCAGCGGCGCAGCCTTGGCGATCTGCTGTCCGGTCCCACGGCGATCCAGCGCCAGCTCCGTGATGACGCGCAGAGGGAGCTGGCTCTTGGCCAGACGCTTTCTCCAGAGGAGCAGCGCAATGCCGCCCAATCTGCCCGCGCGGCGTTTGCTGCTCGCGGCATGGCAACAGGTAATGCGGCGGCGGGCGCGGAGATTCTTAACCGTGACGCTTACGGCCGTCAGCGCCAAGACCAGCGGCGGCAGTTTGCTATGGGCGCCGAGCAGTATTTCGCCGGAGCAGAAGAAGCTCGCCGCGCCCAAGCGCTCGGAGCCAACCAGCTTGACCTCGCCCGCCGTCAGCGGCGCATTGGTCTGGCTGGTGCTTATACCGAGCTTGATCCGTTCCGGCAGTCGATTGGTCCGGCGTTTGGGCTTGGCGCTTCAACGCTGAGTAATACGACAGGACAGGTGAGCAGCATCTTTAACAACTCGCTGGCGCAAAGCGGCAACGTGGCCAGCTTCAATAATAATATGGGCATGAGCATGAGAAATTCTGCGCTCAACAACAATGCCGCGATGCAGGGCGCTTCAATGCAGGCGGGTGCCACCGGCCAGTCCGGCATGATGGGGATGATGGGCGGCATCGGTGGCGGTGTGCTCACCGGAGTCGGGTTGGCGCTCTAATATGGACAAACTTGTCGCAGACACTTGCCGCAAGGCGGAACGCTGGCTCAATGAGTTCAGCGCCCCGTGCGTGCTATGGAGCGGCGGCAAGGACAGCAACGCCATGCTGCATATTCTGCTGCACAAGGTCGGCGTAAAGTTGCCATGCGTGCAATACCGCGACCCTTGGTTCCGTGACCGCTATGAACTAGCTGACGCACTGACCCGCGCATGGGATCTCGACGTGCACGACTACCCTCCCAGCCGAGTCGCCCTGACTGACGGGACATCGCCGGACGGCAAGCATCAGATCGACTTCTTAAAGTATCAGCAATGGGGACAGCAGACGGCGCTCATCATCTCGATAGGCTCGCAGCCCCCGGTCGATGGCAAGCCATGGCGCTGCGGTCTGGACGCATTGCAGCGTCCTCTGGGCACCTTTGCTTGGCCTTGGGACGCCTGCTTCCATGGCCAAAAGTCGGCAGACGTTGACCCGATCAAGGGGTTGCTTCCACTGTTTGTTGACGCTCAACGCATCGCTGACGCACCAACGCAGCTCTACCTCATGCGGGACTGGAGCGATGCGGATGTCTGGCGATACCTAGAAGCAGAGGGTGTCCCGAATGATGAGACGCGCTACGGCCGGGACGACACCGGATCTTGGAGCCACCTCGCCGACAAGTCGCGCAACGCCGACTACCCGCACGTCTGCACACGCTGCATCAGTCGTGCCGAGACCAACACGGTCTGGTGCCCCAAGCTGAACGCGCAAGTCAACAACATCTCGGCGCATCTTCCTTACGAGGATCACGCCAACTCAGCGCAGGGCTTTGAGCATCGTTCGCAGAACGTGTCGGGCCGGCCGATAACACGAATCATCGACGGCCGCGTAGCGGCTTAACCACCAAAAGAGAAGGAGAACAAAACCATGTTTAGCTATTCACCGCAAGTCGCTGACCGCAGCGGCGAGATCACCGCAGCCGGCCAAGTCGCGTCAGCCAACACGCAGGCCAAGATGTATAACCAGCTTGGCAACAATATCGGCGGGGCCTTGGCCGCGCTTGGCGGCATGTATGGAAAGTTCAAGGACAAGAAGGACATGCTGGCCGGGATGGACGAGTCCGTTGGGGCGATGTCTGACATCGGGGCGGTTACAGCCGACTTCCGCGATAAATACATGAACGCACCAGAGAATGTGCGCCCCTTCCTCTTTGATGCGGTCGCCTCTCCGATGCTCAAGAGCTACAGCGCCGGACAGTCTGCCGCCGCGCAGGCGCAGGCTTGGGATAAATACAAGAAGACGTGGGGAGCTGGCGCTGGCGGCGAACCCGGCGGCTGGACCGTTGAGTAATTACGCATATGGACAAAAACGAATACGCCAAGATCGTCTACGGACTGAAGAAGGGAGATTATGTCTCGCCGGCCATAGGCGCAAAAATCGAACAAGAGTTAGAATACTACCGAAAAAAGAAGGTGGATGCGATGGTCAAGGCCGAGTTTAACCCTGAGATTTTGAATACGCAGCAAGGACTCTATGCCCGCTATAACGGGACCAATGCGGTTGCCATTGCCCCCATGACCACCAATGCGCAGGGGCAACCCGTGCGCGGAGAGCAGTTGCGAGGCTATGCGGCAGACCCTTACTCAACCGAGGCTGGCGCCCCTACCCCGATGGCCGGTGGCGGCGCCTTTGCCGGGACTAATGCGCCAACAGCGGCGCCCACCCCGCAACCCGCCCCAACTCCGTCTTACACCATGACTCAGGCGCAGGCTTCGCAACGCTTTGGAACCAACATGCCTGTCGGCACGCATCGCGTCCCGAAACTTGGCGGGGTTCTTGTAATCACTCCTTAATGGCAACACTTAATGACATCACGCTGGGGGATATTGAGCTAGATCCCTTGGCGGGGTTGACGCTGGACGATATTGAAATCCAGCCAGCCGAAGGCAGCGGCTTTTGGCGTCAGGCGGCCGACCTTCCGGTCAGTGCGGCGGGTGGTGTTATCACTGGTCTCAAGGGCATGACCGATCTGTTCGGCGCCAACAATTCTGCGTCTCAGGAGTTGGCCAGCTACCAGCAGTTTTACAATCAGTCGCTCTCCCCCGAAGCCCAAGCCGACCAGCAGGAAGTGGCGCGCATCATGCAGGAAGCGCAGGACAAGGGCGTGTGGGAGCAGGTCAAGGCTGGTGCTCGGGCCTTCGCCGTGGCTCCGCTGGACACGGCCGCACAATCGCTCGGCACCATGGCTCCCATCGTGGCGACAGGCGTTGCCGGCAGGGCGTTCGGCCTTGGCGCCAAAGGAGTGCAGGCGGTGCAAGCTGGCGCTGGCGCCGGCATGAACACGGGCATCGTTAAAGACAGCATCTACCAAGACACCAAGAATTTCCTGTTGCAGTCCGGCAAGAGTGAGGAAGAGGCCGACCGTGTGGCGCTGGAAGCCCAAAGCTACGGCGGGCAGAACGTTGACCAACTCCTGCTTGCGGCCGGCCTTGGTGCGGCGGACGCTTTGTTCGGCGCCGAAAAGATCCTTGGAAATGCCATCAGCAAGTCCGGCGGGCGCGTCACGGGTGGCGTGGTTGCCGGCGCCGTCAAGACCGGCGTGTCCGAAGGCATTCCCGAAGCATTCCAAGGCGGGCAGGAAGCCATGGCCCCCAACATTGCCTTGCAGCGTGAGGGCTATGCCGTCCCGACCATGCGTGGAGTGGCGTCATCGGCGACGATGGAGGGCCTGTCTGGATTCATGGCCGGCGCCCCGGTTGGCGCGGCCGAAGGTATGGCAGCTCCTCGCGTTGAGGGCGCCGATGCGCCGACAATGAGTGTCGGGCCGGACGCATCCACATTCACGCCCCCACCCGCCGCCGATACGGTCGAGGTGCAAGAAACCTTTGGCGATGTGACCACGGCCGCCGCGCCGGACGCCGAACCCGCCATCAACCCCGATGACTTTGAGGTTGTCGAGATGCCGGGGGAGACGATTGTGACGGAGCCGCCGGTGGCACCGGCATTTCAGTTTGATCTTGCTGACGACACAACGACCGCGCCCGAAGTGGACGCTGGGGCGGATGTGTTCTCTGGTGTGCCGCAGCAACAACCCTTGGGGCCGCAATCTGGTATCGTTGCTTCTCAGGAAACGGACGGAGGTTCGACGCCTCCCGGCTCCACTGCTACAACAGCGCCCGCCGTGACTCGACCCAAACTCACGCCAGAAGAACGGGCGGCAAAATTAAATAGGCTGAAGCAAATCAGGGATGAAGTAATGGCCCTGCCGATGCAGACTGTTGGCGGTTATGCTGATGGCCTTACGGGACTAAGGACGGATCAGGCTAAAAAGTATTCGCGCCTAATGATGGAGGCCGAAGGGATCAGGCTTGACATTCGCAGAGAACTTAATGTTGCAAAAATCCCATCAGAAAAAGAGAGAGACAGCGCGATACCAGCTAACATTGTTAAGATCGCATCAGACGAACTGGTAACAGACCGTGGCGTCTTTGACACAATAGCTGAAGCCGCCGCAGGGACATTTTTCGGGCAAGACACCGCTGTTGATAAGGTTATGAGCGGGGAGAATCCTGATGTGTCTCCGTCCAGACTTTATGATTCATTCAGCAAAACCCGCGATGCATTGCGCGAGAGGTTCGGCGATACAATCAAGCTATACCGAGCAGTTGGTAAGCAGAAGGAAAAGGCAACTCAGAACTGGCACTCCACAAGGACGGGAGCCTTGCAATACGGCAGGAAGGTTGTGGAGAAAGACGTGCCCGTTGATGATGTCGTCGCTCTGAACGTAGGTTCTACGGGAACATACGAGGAGTTCATCGTGGGCAAGAGGCCGACCGCTGCCGCAGCGCGCCCCTCTCCGGTGGCCGCTCCCGCTCCATTTGTTTTGCCAAGAGAACTAAGCCGCTCCGCGCCACGCTACGGCATGGCCACGATCAGCTTTTCCTCCGACCTAGACCGCGCCGCCTATGTCTTGGCCAACGATGCCATCAAGCCGAGCAAGGCCGCGCCGAAGTTCCGCGCTGCCGTAGGGGCGGCCGGCTTGAGCGTCAGCGAGGTTGTTGCGCACGGCAACAAGGTCAAGGCTGCAATCAAGCAAGAGGCTGGCGGTGGTGCGGCCCCGCGCAGTGAGCTTGAAATCCGGTTGCCAGAGATTCCGTTTGCGGCAACACCCGACACCCCCGCCCAACGCTCCCGCCGCCGCATCAAAAACATGACCGCGCAAAGTGGGGCGATTGATCTCTCCATCGTTGAAGACCTAGTCGAATACGGCAAGACGATCTACCGCGCCGGCATGAGCTTCGGCAAGTGGGCCGGCCAGATGGTCAAGGAGTTCGGGCAAGGCATCGCTTCGTTCTTGAAGCAGGTCTTTGATCGCATCGTCCAAGCCTACAAAGATTCGCGGTTTTCGGATCAGGCTGGGGCCGTTAATGTGACGGGGCTAAATGCCGCCAGAGTGGCGTCACAACAGGACGCCGACTACCTCGCAGCCGTCGAGCGCGGCGACATGGAGGCGGCGCAGCGGATGGTGGACGAGGCGGCAAAGGCGGCTGGATACAATATTCGCGCATACCACGGAAGCACCGAGACATTTGATAGCTTCAAACTGAAAAACGGTGACATAGGAATACACGTTGGCACACAGGGGCAGGCAAACGACAGGCTTGAATGGCTGCAATCAATTAACAAAGGCGAACTGCCGACACGCATCATTGAATCGTATGTCAGATTAGAAAACCCCATTCGCCTTGAAGATGTTTTACAGTGGAACTGGCGAACTCTTGAGTCGCAGTTGCGCGAAAAATTTCCGAATGATACGCAATGGCTTAATGCAAAGCCATCACGATCAACAAAAGACATAAGGGAGTTTCTTGCAAGTAAAAGACATGATGGAGCTATTTACAAAAATTATTCTGAAATGTCTGGAGCGCAGAGTTTTAGATCCGCAATAGACGGTCTTAAAAATCGAATTAAAGCACAAGGTCTGCAATCAAATCGGGCAATGCAGGCAGAATTGCGAAAGGCTAAACTTCAATTTGAAAAGTATGGCGAAGAAAATGCGCAAGACAGTTATATTGTTTTTAGCCCCAGCCAAATCAAATCCGCCGCCCCCGTCACCCGCGACGATCAAGGCAATGTCATCCCGCTTTCGCAGAGGTTCGACGCCGGCAACGATATTAGAGGAAAACTCAAGACTCGCATCCAAGCGGCCCTAGCCAACAGCCAAACCGGAGGCATAGACGCAAGCGTTTTGGCCGACATTGTAGAGTTTGGCGGGGCGCTTTACCAAAATGGCATGACCCTTGGAAAATGGTCCGCCGAAATGGTGGCCGAGTTTGGACAAGCTGTAGCAAAATACCTCAAGGAAGCGTTTGATCGCATCGTCCAAGCCTACAAGGACAGCCCTTACAGCGACACGACCGGCGCGGTTGGCGATGTGCGACCGAAGGCCAAGCCGAGGCAGTTTGAGCAGAAGGCAAAGAAGTCTGATGCCATCACGGAAGAAGCGAAGGCAGAGCTTGGCAGCGAGTATGTTCCGATCACGCTGCAAGGAACGGCAGATCAGGCCAAGGAATGGATCAACCAGAATGGGATTGATGCCGCCGAGCAACGGATACTTGATCTGGCTGCCGACAGCCTGACGCCCACACCTGTTGACTTTGGAATCGGCTTAGAGCTGGCGGCCAGACTTGGAGCGATGGGAGAGCATCAGCGGCAGGCGCGCGTTGTTCGCATCATGTCCAACCGCGCCACAAGCATCGGCCAGACCATCAGCGTGCTCGCCATGCTGTCCCGCCTGACACCGGAGGGCATCGTCTTTTACGCCAACCAGATCATTGAACAGCACATTGACTCATTACCCGAAGAGAGGCAGAAGCAGATCCGCGCAGCGCAGGACAGTGTTGTGTCGGCCGAGACTGAGGTTAAGGCGACCCGCAAGACGGTCGCTGAAGATACCATCATCAACGGCACCCAAGGCGGCGAGAAGATCCAAGAGAAGCTGAAGCGCCGCATTAAGGACAAGACGCAGAAGCAGCGCACCAATGTCGGCATCCGCTCTGTCCTGACCAGCAAGGCAACCAAGGCAGAGGCGACCAAGCAGATTACGCAACTGCTGACCGAGAACGGCATTAGCGAAAGCGAGGCCGGCGCATTGGCAACGGCCATCACCAGCAAATTCTACAAGGTGATGGATGAGGCGCGTAAGTCCATCGCCACGCAGCGCAAGCCGAAGGAACCGAAGCTCCTTAAAATCTGGAGCAGGTTGGTTGCCAAGCTGAACGGCGAAGGAATGCCTGACGATGACTTTGTGGCGAGCCTGTCTCTTGTCGCCAAGTTGCCGACCATGACGCCGCAGCTTGGGGCGAAACTCAAGGATCTGACCCGCCAACTCAAAGAGGCCAAGGGCGACGAAGATATGCAGCTCGTCATCGCTGGGCGGATATTTGAGGAGATCCATAGCCTCATCCCGGTGGATTTCTGGATCAAGGTGCGGGCCTTCAGCTATCTAATGATGCTGTTCTCTCCCAAGACGTGGATCAGAAACATCGGCGGCAACGTCATTCAGTGGGTGGCGAATGCCGGGGCAGACACGGCGATCAATTTTGCCGGCGGGCGCAGCAGCATCTTTGGCAATGGGAAAACGGGAGATCGAGTCAAGCCGGGGCGCCTCAAGTCCCTGCTCACGCCGATCTGGGACGTGCAGCGCGGATTTGAGTGGAATGCCAAGCAAAACCCGCAGGCTACGTTCGGGCAGAACCTTGCCGCAGGCATCGACCATTTGCGCCTGCTCTCCAAGCTGACCACGCAAAACAAATTTGAAGTCGCCGATGCCAAGGAGGTTGGTCGCCGCATCTTCAGCAGCAAGTTTATGAACATGCTGGAGACATCGCTCTCCATTGCTCTCGGCGGGCCTGACCGCGCGTTCTGGAAGTCTGCGCTGGAGTCATCGCTTGCCAACCGCGAGGCGCGTGCTCGGCAGATGGGCGAATGGACGGGGCGGCACACGCCGGAAGACATTGACGGCGCGTTCGCCGATGCCGCAGCGGCCATCTACCAGAACGCCAACACGATCAGCAAGACGGCGTCCAAGTGGAGGTCTTCGCTAAACTATGGCAGCACCAAGCTGCTCTCCTATTTCCTCCCCGGCATCAAGCCGACCGAGCAATTCGGATTCGGCACGGCGCTCATGGCCTTTACTCAGGTGCCGGGGGCGATCGCCAGAACGGCCATCAACTGGTCTCCGCTCGGGCTTATCACCAATCTGAGCCAAGCCATGAACGGCATCTTGTGGAAGGCGAGCAACCAGCGCGCCGGCAAGCCATTTAACCAGCAGGAGTTTGCCCAAGCATTCACAAGGGCATTGGGCGGAACGGGCATCTATGTCGCTGGCTACTACTTGTATGCCATGGGTGTCATCACGGCCAGTCAGGAGGATGATGATGATGTCGAGGCGATGCGCCGCGCGTCTGGCATGGGGCAGTATCGCATCAATGTGACTGCCCTCAAGCGGCTGATCACGACCATGGCGTGGGGGTCTCCTCAATCTCAGCGCCCCGAAGACGGCGACCTGATCCTGTCCTACGATTGGGCGCAGCCGCTCGCCATTACCTTTGCCGCCGGCGCCGAGTTGGCCAAGATGGTTGAGCAGAACGACCGCAACGGGATCAAGAAGGGACTCGCGGCCAAGGCGGCAATGCCGGCCATTAGCCTTGCGGCCGGCGCCAAGTCGCTACTTGAGCTTCCCCTACTCTCCGGTCTGTCCAGCTTCATCGACCAGATCGACACCAAGCGCCCCGAGACAATCGTTGGGGCCATCTCAAGAACGGTGCTGGGCATGCCGTCCATGTTTGTTCCTCAGATGTCTCGCCAACTCAATCAGCTCATGGACAACACCGCGCGGGAGACTCGCGGTGTCAACGCATCGTCGGCGATCCCCGTGACGGTCCAACGTGCTTTTAATCAGATCGCAGCCAATACCCCCGGCGTTGCCGACCAGTTCCCCCCGCGCATGGACATCATGGGCGTCGCGCAGGAGCGGTATCAATACGGAAGCAACCATTGGTTCAACGTGCTCATCAATCCGGCGCTGACATCCCAAGTCAAAACCAACCCAGCACTGCAAGAGGTTGAGCGATTGATGCAGACCACCGGAGAGACGAGCCAGTTTCCTCGGGCCGTCAGCCGCATGGCAGACATTAACGGCAAGAGGATCGACCTCACCAACGAGCAAATCACCGCCTACCAGTATTACTTGGGCAACTACACCATGAGCATGTTCAACTGGCGCATGGCCTCGCCACGGTATGCCCGCCTGCCCGACACCGAGAAGGTGCGCTTGCTCGCCCAAGACTTGGAAGATGTGAACGCCGCAACCAAGTCAGCCCTCTTCGGCCATGATGTGCAGCGTCTTACCCGCCGGCAACGGTCCATGCGTAACAACCTCGTCAACTCTCCGCTCGGGCAGTCAATGCCCCCCCGATAACGCAACAGCCCCCGGTTTCCCGAGGGCTGCGGCAGGGCACAACCCCTGCATTTTCATCGGAGACACCGACAAAAGTTAATAGCCGTAATACGGATAGGAGACAGGTCGGACATTAGGGACATAGCCCCCGAATTGCGAGACAACCGTGCCGTAACTTGACTGCGTTGCAATCGTTGTCCCACTCCCCGGCCCGACCACGATTACAGGCTGCGGTCCTTGTTGCTGCGCGGCCATGGCTCGATCAAACACGGCGCCGTCAAAGGCTGGAACAACGCCGGGGGCCATTTTGATAGGCGTCCCGTCGCCGAAGTAGGGTGTCCCTTTCTTAACCCAGTTCCCGGTTGGTGTGCGGATCAAGCCCCTCGCCTCCTTTTGTTGGGTCGTTTCGCAGCCCGTGGCGGCCATCACCATGGCAGCGGCGAGTGTTAGGGTTGGCAGTTTCATATTGGTAACTCTGGGTAAAACGTCCACATCAAAGGCGGCTCGTCGATGTCCACGTCCATCGCTGGTTCTTTGTATCCAGACTCAAAGGCCCATCCTTTGGCGGTGTATTTTGCTTTGCCGTAAATATACACCCACGGGAAAAAATCAACATCGCCGGGGCGCGACCAGTTCTCGCGCTTCAACTTTCCCTTGGGATCGTATGCCGCGTCATGGTCAATCATCATGCGCTTGCCCTTTTTCCACGCAATGATTAGCGGGACGCATGGCGGCGGCAGTTCGTCTTCGGTGAGGCGCCAGCGCCCCGTTGACATTGATGTGTTTTTCATAGTGGTCTCTCTTGAAAGATCGCCGGCACGGACACGGCTTTCTGCCATGTGGCATACCAGCGGGCGGTTGTGGTGGGCGTGCTGTGCCCTAAAAGGTATTGCACCTGACTGATCTGGCCCGTGGCCTCCAGCCAATCGCTGCCGGCTTGCTTGCGCAATTCGTAGGCAGCCCCCTTGCGGTCAGGGATGAAGCGGCGGACCCAGAGATTGAAGACGCGCAGCATGTAGTTGTAGCGAAGGAATGGGGTCTCGTAGGGCAGCAGGTAATCGTCAGCGGTCATCAGCTCGTCGGCCATCCAAGGCGGCAGAGTAATATCGCGCTCTCGGGCGCCGCCTGTCTTTAGGGTGAACGCCTGATCCCGGCGCTCGCGGATGCACATGGTCGCCCCGTTCGGCCGGCTCTCAATCCAACTACGGCGGGCGAAGCTGATCTCTTTGGGCGTCATGCCTAGGTAGCGGCAGCAGATGAAAGCGCGGCGGATCAGCTTATCGGCGCGGCTGTCCTGCTCCATGGCAGCGAGTGTTTCCTTGGCGATGTGCTGGAAGCTGTTGGGATCATACTTCTGCTTGGCTTCCTTGCTGGTGGCGAGGAATCCGGCAAGGTCGGGCAGCGGGAAACCAATCCAGTCCTTGGTATGGGCGAAGACGGCTTTGGCGCCGGCCAGCGTGGTGCCCTTGGTATAGTTGTTGGTGCCATCATCGGCGCGCTGGAAGGCTACGGCAGTCTCGGCGGTCAGTTCGGTGGACCGGACGGCCATCACTTTGGCCTTGGCCGCCTCGCTCATGGTGCGCCGGTCGCCGGTATCCCAACCCTTGGCTCGGGCGATGACCCGCATCAGGGCCGAGATGTTGCGGTGCGCCGTGTCGCAATCGCTGACCTTCTCGTAGTGTTCGACAAGGGTGCCAATGGTCGGCGACTCGTTGCGCATGCCGGCCACCGCTTTGAGCTTGGCCATGCCCTGCTCGGCTGCAATCGTGAGGAACGCCATGCCCTTCTGCCTCGCCATCTTTTCGTCCGTGGTCTTGAGGCTCACCCGCCTCATCTTGCGAGTGGCGGGATCGCTGAACCGCAGCCACCAACCGCCATTGCGGGCAAAGCAGGTGCCACGGATGCCGAGCTTGGGAATGTCTAGTTTGGTTAGCTTCATAACGGCGTCAAAATACCGTGTGTCAAAAGTGTGTCAAGTCCGGTGTCAAAATGGTGCGTCATTTCTTGTGAATTTGTTTCCACATGTGTCCAAACGTGTTACAGGATTTACTCTGTTATTTAATTTTCGGGGGTGTAGCTCAACGGTTAGAGCAGGCGGCTCATAATCTTCTGCGCTTTGGCGGGCAACAGAGTGAATTTGCCTGTTTGCTTGGGGCGTGCATGCGCAAGTGTCATTCGGTGGGCTTGGCGGCCATCACTTTCTCGGCAGCGGCGCGGATGCGTTTGCCCGCGTCAGAAAAAGCGTCAGCAACGGCAAGCCATTCTTGCGGATCGCTGTCAGGAGGACACCCGTCTCGCCCCACGATTTTATCAATGGTCTCCTCGGCTATGCTTTTGATTGATCGGAATGCCCACGGCATATTCTCTTCTCCATCCCACAAAAGGACTTGGATCGACGGCGTGCATCGAAATCCCTCGGGAACAACATTTAGGTCCCTTGCGATCTGTCTTAGGATTTTTAGTTCGTTTTCCATGGTCTCGGCGGCCATCACCGCCCCGTCACCGGGACAAGAGCGGTTGGCCCCTGCCCCGGTGCGGTGAGCGGCGAATTAGTATTTACGCGGCCATCACTTGCCCCAAGTCTCGTTAGGATTAATCTCCAGCCATCGGGCGAACCAATCGCCATCAGCCCACAGGAAACAATCTGGCCCCTGATCCTTGGCCAGCATTGCTTCCACCGTGCCGGTGTCCGTGTGCAGTGCCTTGGCGGCATCTTGTATTGCCTCGGCTTGTGTGTCGCCGTAGCCCATCGGATTGCCCTCTGAGTCTATGATTGCGAACGGGACTCTCTCCATTCCAATTCGGCTCGGAAGGTTTGGGTCGCGCGTCATTATGAATCGCGGTTGCTGAGTGTTCATGTGTGTCTCCTTTGTGTCGATGGTGCGGCCATCACCGGGGCAGCATGTTTGCCGTCCGTTCCGGCCTCTGCCCCTATTGGACAAAGGCCGGTGTCGGGCGTCAAGCGGCCATCACTGACTTCTCTTTCTGTAAGTAGGCGTAAGACTCTTTACTGAGTAACACTTGCAGGGCCTTGTCTATTGCCTCATCTGCGCGGTCAATTACGCTTTCAACCTCCTCGCGGGAATCTTCGGAGTCCGTGCTTATATCTCCGAATTTGCCGAGGTTGACGGCTTGCCCTAAGACGTTTCTGCAATTTTCAAGGGTTGTAACCAACTCTTGCACTAGCTTTTTTGTAGGTCTCATTGTGCGTGTCTCCTTTCTATTCAGATTCTTCGACGCCAATTACTTCGTAGCTGCCAGAGTAAGGCTCATCGACAACCAGCTTATGCAGCTCGTCCCATACGCCGTCATCCTCGACGGAGGGACAGCTCCGCGTGGCTATCTGATGCGCGAACTTTGCCTTCGCCTCCTCTGTTGAGTTGGCGTCAATCTCTATGTGTTCAACCACACTAATGGTGCGGCATATGTCTAGTTTGAATGTTGTCATTGTGCGTGTCTCCTGTTGTTTGTTTGGGTTAAGCGGCCATCACCGGCTCTCCGGTTGCTTTGGCGATTGCTTCGCGGGCGACTCGTCGAATCCATCCAACCGACTCGGCGGCGTTGCTGTCTATGTGTTGCAGCGCCAACAGCATTTCCGGCGCGGCGGCCAATAGGCGCGCGTCTGCTTGTCCGTAATAGGCAATCGCCACGGTCTTGCCGTTTGCTTCGGAAGCAATCGCGCTTTGTCCGTGCATTTCGTGTCCGGCCGTTGGCTGTGAATACCATGGCCCCGGTGTGTGTTCTGTTGTCATTGTGTGTGTCTCCTTTGTATGTGTTTGGCGGCCATCACTGGCCGGGATTGCGTTATGCTCTCCGTGCTGGCCCCGGCGTTGCCGGAACCAGTGTCGGAACTCATGCGCGCGTTAGCCATTGCCTGATCCTCGCGGCCATCACTGCCCACCATGGCGCCGGTTCGGTGGATCGGGCGGCCATCACTTGCCAGAATGCGCACCAGTTGACCATGGGCCGGTTGTGTGTGTGGTCGCCGGTGTTCATTGGGTGGCCTCCTCTATGGGCAGCATAAGCTGTGGGTCTGCCGCTTGGGTCCGTGCTATTTGGACTAGGTGCGCGTGTCTGATTAGGACGGCGGATAGATCTAAGGCGGCCCGGATGTCGTAGTCGCTGCGCTCGTTGAAGTGTGCGGCGGTTTCGTGGATTTCGGCGGCGGTCATGCTGCCTCCCATTCTTCGCCGTCTTGAATGTTCCCGGCCGCGATCCATAAAATGCGCCGCTCGTTTGCTTTCCGGTCTGCTAGTTCCTCTTCAGACCATGCGCCATATTCCCCAAGTTCGGCAGCTAACGCCTCGTCCGGGATTCCTGACAGGTCAACCCGCCCCTGCCAGTGCTCAAGGTCTGCCGCGCAATCGCCTTGGTGGTGACAATCTCCGACACAATCGGCCGGAAGTTGAAGCTCGAAACGGTTGAAGGTGGCCCAATAGGTTTTCACTCTTCGCCCCTCCTCTCCGCTTCGTAATGTTCATAAGCCATGAACATGCTTTCCTCTACGGTCTCGCGCCCCATGAGATGCATGCAATCGGCGAGAAGGTCGCACAATAGCGTTCCGTCATCCTCCCGGTGCTGGCCGGTGATCGCGGCGTATGCATCCAGTGCTTTGCGCGCTTGTTTGCGGCGGGCCGCGTTTTCTCGGTTCTGTTTTGCGGTTAGTTTCGGCGCGGCGGTGTGTGTTGCTTGTGTTGCCATTGTGTGTGCCTCCTCAGAAGTCTTGAATGATGACCCCGCCGGTGAACTCGATAACGGTTGTCCGGTCTTGCAGATATTGCAGAGCGGACTTTTCCGCTTCGTCTTCGTCGGCGTCTTCGTCTGGTTCCCAATCGTAATTGGCGGCCGCTTCGCGGGCGCTTGTGTATTCGCTGAACTCGCACCGGATCGCTACACGGTCGAAGTCCATGTCCGCGCCGGTGTCCTCTTCCAACTGCTCTAGGTATTCGGCCAGCGCCAAGGCGCCAGCATAGGACCACCCGGCGTTGTCATCTTCGCGCAGTTTGCGCGCAATTTCGTTTGTCGTTAGTGTTTCTTTCATTGTGTCTCCTGTTGTGTGTTGTGTGTTGATTGGTGGCCGGTTGGCACACCGTGCCGCACCCGGCGAACCGGGAGCGGTTTCGGTGGGTCAATCTTCGACGCATTCGCGCGCAGCCTTCTCGACTGCCCACGCCCACGCATCGCGCGCGCTGTCCTCGTAGTTGCGCGCAAGGTCGTCTTCCTCTTCTGGACTAATCGCATCGTGATCGACGCCACATGCGCCCGCACAATGCAGAGCAAGGCGGCGGGTGCTCATGCTGTCTGCATGCTCGCCGGACAGGTCGGGCACGTTTGCGGAATCCCACAGGACAGGGTCCACGTCTTCAAGTTGCCGCAGGATTTCGGCCGCCGCCGCCTTGCTGTCGCCGGTGTGGCGGCCGCCGAATGCGTATTGAGTGAACCATGCGGCTGCCGTTTTGCCGTGCTCTGTGCCTAGATCCATCGCGGCCGCGACTAGATCGCGCCAGATCGCCGTGGGAATAAGTGTGTCTGTGGTCATTTGTGTGTCTCCGTGTTGACTGTTAGGCGTTGCGCTTAACCTTGCCCCCGCAAGGTCCGCATTCGTCCGCGATGTAGGACAACCAGCGCCCCCGCAGGAATCGCGGGTTCTCGCTCTGGCAGTAGTTGGCTAGGGCGATGATTGCTCCCTCCGTGAATTGCTCGCGGTTCGCCTTGATCGCGTCCGCTAGTTTTATAAGATGTTTTTTGCTCATTTGTGTGTCTCCTTGTGTGTGTGTTGTTTCGTGTTGTGTGCTCTACAGTGCCAAGAGAAGGAATCCAATGGCAAAGATGAGAAGAACTGCGAGGATTTCGCCGAGGGTTTCGAGTGTGGCTTTCATGGCGATTAGTTGCGCGGCCAAGTGACCCCAAATTTACCGAACTGCGCATCCCAGACCGGCAAAAAATTTCCGAGACCGTTAGACAGTGCAACCTTTCGCGCCCGCTCAAACGTTGTCGGAATGCAAAGCGGCAGCCCTTGCACGATCACGGAAACGTTGCCGTCTTCGTGGAGAGTGTAATGGGCATATGGTTCAATCGTGCTGCGCGTTGGGCGAAGCTCGACAGTCTGGATTTGTTGCGCGGCAGAATACCCCGCGCCCGTTGTGGTGTGTGTGTCCATGTGTGGCATAACAATGCGAACAATGGCGCTTGTGTGCTGTGCTGTCAAATGTTTTTTGATGGGTCGCAAAGATTTATTTTTGGCCCCTACTTTTTCCCGCTTAGAGCCTCGGCGATTCGAACATGTGCGAGCTTAATTGACGCAAGGGCCGCCTGCCGTTCAATGTCGGACGGCTCCCGGCCGCCCGCTGCATCGAAGCAGTCAAGCCACCACGAAAAGGCTGCCCTATAAACATCTGCCGGGACCCAGCCCAGCGAACTTGCGGCGGCCCTTGCTCGCTTTTGTGTTTCGGTTGTCACTCGGGTGTTCACAGTCACGTCACGGGCCGAACGTGTGCGCACCCTTTTGGGTTGTTTGCTCATAACACCGAACACGAGACCACACAAATGCAGCCCGCGCAACGGGAATCGGCTGGGGTGTTGACCCCATGCGGTCGCAAAGTTTCCCAAACTTGCTGTTGCGTTGTGTGTGCTATCCGTCTACAACTGCGCGCATGTCGCAATCTGCCCCGCTTGAATACCTTCGCCCGAACGAAGCGGCCCGCCGCCTTGGCGTGTGCCGCCGGACGCTAGACCGCTACCTTGCAACCGGGGCAATTCGATGCTCCCGCCCCTCGCCCCGGCTTGTGCTGGTCTCCACGGCAGAGCTTGCCCGATTCTACAACGCGAATATGCAGCCCGTCCCGGTTGCCATTGTGCGGGCTGCCTAGTGTATGACCGCCAAAGTCAGGACAGCCAAGGCACAGGAAAAGCCCGCCAGAGAGGCAGCTAGGGCCCAAGAATCCGCACCGGCCAAGGTGGGCGAAGAGGTGCCAACAGAGAAACCCTTGCCCGTGGTCGTTCAAGGCGTCACCGGCCTGACGATCCCGGAAGACCGCGCACAAGCTATTGCGGCCGCCCATATGGCCGGTATGCCGATCAAGGAAATCTGCCGGACCTTTAACTGCTCGCACCACACGATCGCAGCCCTGATCCGCAACCGGCCCGAACTGCTCGCCGCCGCGCGCGAGATCACGGCGAACAACTGGCGAACATTGGCGGCCCTCGGCAGTGCGTCCCTCATCGACCGGCTGCCGGAAATGAAGGACCACGCCCTTACTGTCATGAGCGCGATTGCCACCGAGAAGGCAGAGCTTCTGTCAGGCGGCGCCACCGCCCGCATTGAAGTAGTCGCGGCCCCTGCGGCTGATGAATGGGGTGATGTTGTGGAGGGTGTGATATTGGAGCCCGTGCCAACCGGTAACACCGGCCAGACGCGCGCGCCAAAAGCATCACCGGCCCCGGCAAATGCCCTGCCAGACCGTGCAAGCGGTGAACAACCGCCTGCTTTTGGGCCCCGTTACTCTGATGCCGTGGACATTGTGCCAGATTTTGAGCCCACCGGCCCCGGCTTTTTACCTCCTCCTCCCCCTATGGATGGAGGGGGGGCGGGGGTTCGTTCTTCTTCAAGGCCATCATACCCCGATTCATCAGACGACTCCAAAATTTTTCATAAAAGCCCCTAACCCCCAACCCATTACACCATGAAATCCACCCTAAAAGCCCACCGCGACAAGCTGAAGCAGATGTTTGCCCAGCACATGCGCCCCCAAGATGAGCCGATTGCCGAGGTAGTTGAGCCGATTACTGTAGGTCCCGAGCCGACAGAGCCGCCGGCCTACGATGAGAAGGCATTTACAGAGGAGGTGGCCAAGCAGGTCGGGTGGAATGTGGGTGACGAGGTATCGGCGCGTGTAAGCAACAGGCAGATGGTGAACCCGAGGTTTGTTTGGGCGGCGGTGGCTGGGTGGTCGGAGCCGGTCAAGGTGGCGGTGGGCAGTCAGTCGGATTGGCCGGCGGGGTCCACGATACACTGTCAGTATGTGAGGGCCGACAGTAGTGGGAACCTAGAATTTAGCACAAAGGAACGTGGTCCCAAATGGAGGCGTAAATGAGCGCAGAAGCCACTAACTGGGTTTGGAAGCACAGTGAGTCGTCAGGGTCGGATCGCCTTGTCCTGTTGGCCTTGGCGGACTTCTGTAATGAGAAGGCTGAGTGTTATGCCTCGTATGCGGTTTTGGCCAAGAAGACGAAGCTGGGGATCAAGACGATCTATCGCAGCTTCCGGTCTCTGATGGCTTCTGGCGAGTTGCAGCAGATTTCCCAAGGAGACTTTGGAGCCGGAAGTCGTGACGCAAATGAGTGGAAGCTCCCAAAAATCCACAATGGTCAAAATGACAATATGGTCAATTTGACAACTGTCAATGGTCAAACTGACCAATCAACAATACATAACAATACTAATACTATAAGGACTTCGCCTTCGGCTCAGTCCCCCAACCCGCCACAGCTAACCGTAGTCAAAGAATCCAATTCGCCACCCTCTGGGATTGGAAAAAGAACTTCGCAGCCAAAACGCGAAGACGTTCTCGGCAAGGGGTTGACCGACGATGAGTGGATGGGGCGCCTTGCCGTTCAGCATCCCCATATTGACATCCCGCTTCTCTTTGACCGCTGTGTGATCTGGTGCCGGGAGCGGGGCAAGGTGGCCAGTCGCCGCCAGTTCATGGCCTTTGTCCGCAACGCCAAGGCCGAGCGCCCTATTGTCATTAACAAGCCGCAACCGGCGGGGCAGTCGGCTTGGGATCGGGAGCTGGCTGAGATCAGGAAGGCGGTGGGGGAATGACGCAGCCGATCCTGTTTGCGGTGGAGGATGGGGAGCATGGTCCAGCTACGGGTGGGCGCATCGAGCTGTCGGCATGCCGCAAGGGGGATGTGGCCGAGGCGCTGTTTATCGCCGGGGCGCAGATGAGAAACTACGAAGTCTTTAAGCCCTTCGGTCACGCGCAGACGGCGGACATGTGCCTCGTAAAAAGCGGCAGCAGCCCGATGCTTGCGCAGGTAAAGACGGCAAGAAGAGACCCTAACCGCAGCAACAGTTACGCCATCAATATCGGGAAAGGCTGCTCAAACAAGCGTGCGTATAGCCTCGGCGACTTTCACGTTCTTGCCGCTTATCTGCCAGACGCCAACAAGTTTGTGTTGTGGTCAATCGAAGATCTGAAGGGGCGAGTGACGCTGAGATACAGTCCCGAGATTCACCGCGCCCCCGACAACTGGGAACTCCTAGACGAAATCGCCGCCACAATCTGATAAAGAAGTTGTTTTTTTTTTTTTCAGCGAGTAACCACTTCGCAGTTATTAACAACCGATTAACCCCTTAATACATGGGACGGCCAATGTCCTACCCCCTGCCCCATATTCCCCGCGAATTTATGCCTAACCGCAAACCCACAAAAAAAGCCGCTTCCTCGTTGAAGCGGAAACCCATCGCCCAGAAATCCTACAGCGTGGCCGATCTTCGCTCCATGCTGCAAGCAGCGGCAGGCGCACTGATTGCCATTGACCATTGGTTGGACACGAAGGTCGAACAAATGGTGAAAGACCAGAAATGAGCCCCGCCGACTACGTTGTTGGCGAGGTTGGCTTCGGCAATAACTTAACGCCAGACGAGGCATCGCTCGCGCAGACCTTGCGCATTCTCGACTTGGAGAGACAGGTCTCCAAGCTTGCCGAGGATTGCGCTGCGATGCGCAGGGTCTTGGCGCGCTACGGCGACCACGCGGACGCTGTCCCGCTCTCCCGATGAACAACCGGGACGCATGGCTCCATGAGCAGCTTGACGGCGCCACCGCTCGCAAGAACGGGGAAGTTCTAGCCTTCCTGCCGGACGGAACCCCCTCGCCCGAGACGGAGCATTTGCTCCGCTCGGTGCGGGAGGCGTGCGACCGTTTTTGGGCGCGGAGAAGGGCCTTAAAAGTTTCTCGAAAAAACTTGTTGCCAGACAGCACACGTTAGCATACAAACACGCACAGTTGTTATGTTCACCTTCGCACACGTCATCGTTTTCTTCCTCGCGCTCATCGTGATCGCGTTGGTGTTTGAGGACGACGGGAACCCCCCGCTGTTATGAAAAAACAATCCGTCATTCCGCACGACACGGGCGCCGAGAGCTACATCCTCGGATCGCTCATGCTGCACTCCGACTTGATTGACGAGTGCGACGAGCTGAACGCCGAATACTTTTTCCTCCCCGCGCATCAGACCATCTTGGCGGCCATCGTCGCCATCCGCGCAAGCGGGGGATCGCCCGATCTTCTCACCGTCACGCAGCGCCTCACTCAGCGCGGCGAGCTGGAAGCGGTCGGCGGTCCCGGTGTGCTGACGGAAATGTATAGCAACTGCGGCGGCCGCGACATCAGCTACCACATTCGCATTCTGCGCGACTTCATGGCGCGGCGCCGGATCATTGATGCGGCGGGGCGCATGACGATAGCGGCCAAGGACCCGAGCGTTGATGTCGAGGAAGCGTTGGCGCAGGCCGGCGAGAGCATCCTTGGTGTGGACATGAGCGGCAGGCGCGATTCGGCCGCCGCCGCGAGCGAGATGATTCATGGCGTCATGGCAGATATGGAGCGCGCCATTGCCGAAAAGGGCAAGCCGCGAGGTGTGGCCACCGGCTACCGCGACTTTGACTACATGACAGGCGGGCTTCGTGGCGGTCAGTTGGCCTTGGTTGCCGCCCGCCCCGGCATGGGCAAGAGCGCGATGCTGCTTAATATCGCCGACCGGATGGTCTGCCGGGGAGTGCCTGTGCTCATCTACAGCTTGGAGATGAAGCGCAACGACCTGATGAAGCGCATCATTTGCTCCCGCGCCAAGGTCAGCAGCACCCGCCTGCGCAACGGCGCCGTGGGCAAGGACGAGCAGCGGCGCCTTGGGATTGAGAGCATGAACTTGGCCAGCCAGCCGCTCTTTATTGACGACAGCGAGGCCCCGACCATTTACGAACTCCGCGCCCGCGCCCGCCGCGAGGTCCGTAAGCACGGCATCAAGTGCATCCTGATCGACTATCTCGGCCTGATCCGCGTGGCCGGGGCGACGATTAAGAGCCGCGAGAACGAAGTCGGCATGGTCAGTCGCGGCCTCAAGGCCATGGCCATGGAGTTGGACATCCCGGTCATCGCCGCCGCCCAGCTCAACCGCGCCGTCGAGGGGCGGTCAGACGCACGCCCGAAACTCTCCGACCTCCGCGACTCTGGCAGCTTGGAGCAGGATGCCGACATTGTGACCACCATTTACCGCGAGGGTTACTACGACAAGACCGGCGGCAACTCCGAGCCCCAGCCGGCCGAGTGGGATGTCGCCAAGCACCGTGAGGGCAAGACCGGCACGATGCAAATGGTCTGGCATCCCGAGTGGACGAGATTTGACGGCGCGCAGATCACGCGCCTGACGGACGAACCCGCAACGCAGCAGGCCACCCAGATCGACCTGCACGAAATCAACGCCCTCCTCAATGAATAGCCGCCAAAAAGGAGCCAGAGGAGAGCGCATGTTCCGCGACATGTTCCGCGAAGCAGGCTTTGAGGCTCGCCGTGGGCAGCAATTCAGCGGCGGAACAGACAGCCCTGACGTGGTGGTCCCTGCCCTGCCCGACTTTCATTGGGAGATCAAGTTTTGCCAAGTGGTGAAAATCAAAGACTGGATGGCGCAAGCCGTCCGCGATGCCGGGGCAAAACCCTTCCCTGTGGTCGGGCACAAGCGCAACAACGAGGAGCCCTTGGCCACCTTGCGCTTCAAGGACCTGCTCACGCTCATCGCGCACTCCGATTTCGTTGCTGCACAAGCACACACAACAACACAAACAAACACACACAAATAACATGGCTAAAATACCAGAAAACAAAACATCGGCACTCTCCAACCTTGGCGAGCCGCCGCCGAAGAACACCTACGTCGCGGTCTGCCTCGACGTGATCGACCAATACAACGTCCAGCGCCGCAAGTATGAGAGCGAAGAGATGGAGACGGTCAACCTGACCCGCTTCGTCTTCGGCGTGAAGCTGAAGGACGGCTCGCTGCGCAAGATTGCCAGCAAGCCCATGAAGATCAGCAACCATGAGAACAGCGCCTTGCGTGCGTTCTTGGTGAGCTGGATCGGCGAGGCGCCCAAGCCCAACTTTGAGACTGAAACTCTCAAGGGCCGGCCGGCCTACATCACGGTCGTCGAGGACAATCGCGGAGACCGCACCTACATGAACATCGGCACCATCTCGGAAGTGATGGAGGAGCTGATGGGCAAGGTGCCGAAGGTTGAAGACTTCGGCGGTAACGACAACAGCGGCGAAGACATCCCATTTTAATTATGAGCATCGTCGGCCAATCTCAACTATCCAAGCAGGGTTTCACCTGCCTCGCAGGGCCTTTCCAGCCATTTGAGGAATACATGATCCCGTCCTTCGTCAAGGACGCGGTCGCAGCCAACAGGGATGTTCAGCAGGAGAAGACCTACAAAGGGGTCTACCTCTGGCACCGCAGCAAATTGGGTCGGTAGTGTGTCCATCAGGGGAGGGCCGTGTGGCCCTCCCCACTTCACTCACACAGTTATGGCAATTCTCGTAGAAAACAAAAACATGGGTGGCGGTCACTGGTATAAGCCGGACGGCACGCCCCTTCACCAAGTGCCCAAGGCAGACGGCAAAGGCTTGCGCGACACCACGCTGGCCGACGCCAAGAAGCTCGGGCTTCTCCCCTCTGTCACCGGGATCACCGACATCATCGCCAAGCCGGCGTTAATGAACTGGAAAGCGGCACAGGTCGCCGCCGCTGCCTTTGAAAACCCGCCCAACGGTGAGGAGTCGCTGGAATACTTTAGCGAGCGCATCATCAATGCCAGCCACCAGTCCGTGGCCGGGGCAGCCGACTTGGGCAGCAAGGTCCACGATGCGCTGGAGAAGCTGCTTACCGATGGGCCCGACGCCATCAGCGAGGCCATGTGGCCCTATGTTGAGCCTGTTGTCGCATGGAAGAAGGCGGCAAAAATCTCCTACGTCCACATTGAGACCGTCTTGGTCAACACCGAGATCGGCTATGCCGGTCGCTGCGATGTGCTCGGGCACGATGCCGATGGCAGCCCCGTGGTTCTGGATTACAAGACCCGCAAGACCAAGGCCGGCCAAGCCTGCAAGCCCTATGACACTCAGGGGATGCAGCTCGCCGCCTATGCTGTTGCCCATTACGGCGAGGACATGTTGCCGAGGGTAAAGGCGTTCAACGTCTATATCTCGACCACCGAAGTCGGCCGCGTCGAAGGCTACGAGCACAAGTCCCTGCTGCCGCATTGGGAAGCGTTCAAGGCGGCTGCCGTGATGTGGCGCCACATCAAGGGTTACGACCCGAGGAAACCTGTGTTCAGCACACTCAAGGATGCGGCATGAACGACAAAGACCCCATCGTGTCGGCCCTCATGTTCAGTAGCCAGATGACCTTGGACCTCGTCTGGGCGCTCGGCTGGTGGACGGCTATTGTCCCCGATGCGCTCAAAGAGTTCCGCAAGGAGCTAGATGACCGCCGCAAGAATAACCATGCGCTGGATTCTTGCGCCAAGGAGGCCGGGACATGAACCAGCAGCAGTTCGACGCTGACAATCAGGACGAGTCGCCGGCCACGCCTTGCACCCGCAGCGACTGGTGGCACGACTTTCGCGGCAATCCCGTGCGCAACTTCTTTGACAACCCCCGCGCTTCCTACCACCGCGACAACCAAGAGGATTAACATGCCACCGCGCCGAACCATAGCCATCGTCCGAAAGAAGCTCGGCCGCGAAAAAGCGGACGGGATGACCATGGGCGACGGCAAAGTCTACATCGATCCCCGCCAGAGCGGCGCAGACGAGCTAGACACGGTTCTGCATGAGTTGCTGCACCATGTCTGCCCCGACATGAGCGAAGAAGCGGTCGCCGAGAAGTCCGCCACGATGGCGAGGTCGATGTGGAAAGATAAGTGGAGGAGGGTCCACGAATGACCGCCGCCGGCTACATCCTCATCGGCCTCGCCGCAGGCATGCTTATCGGTGCCCTCGCCGCCTATGGATTCATGTTCATCTGGGCAATCAAGTGCGGCAAGGAGGACGAAGAATGAGCCTCCCGCTTGAACAAGCCCGCGCCCTCGCGCAAGCCCGCAATTTCCTGAGCGAGCTGTGCGTCCCCGGCAAGATCAAGCGCATCCCGCGCAAGGTCCGCATGGAAGCCCGCCGCCGCCTCAAGCACTTCCCACTATCGTGGGATGTCTTGCGCATTGCGGCCGACCCCGAAGCCATGCGGCACATGCAGGACACTGAGCAGCATTACTTCGACCAATTCTGGAAGGAAACCGAACAATGAGCGCAGGCAAAGGCGACACCCCGCGTGCGGTGAATGGTGAGGTTTATCGCCGCAACTTTGATGCGATCTTCTCGCGTCCATATCCTGACTGGATATGCAAGCCATGCGGTCAACGCCACGGCAAGCGCCCCGAGGGCAATCCATACGGCGCCACTTGGCACATTGACACCTGCGGAGTCTGCGACACCAGCGGCATTGAGGTTACGGAATGCCGGGACTTTGGGCACTTGAAGGAAGGATGGGACAAATGAGCGACACGCCGGAAACCGACAACCTTGCCCGAGGCAACCATGTCGTGCCGGCCGAGTTTGCACAGGACTTGGAGCGGAAATGCAACCTCTACAATTCGTATTTTGAATCAACGAAGGTCGAGTTGAAGCAGGTCAAGCGTGCGTTGGCCGATGCCCGCATTGAGGCGCACAACTGGAAAAAAGCCTTTATGGCATTGAACCCCTCTAGCCACACGCTCCTTCCATGACATCCGCCATCCTCATCGCTCTCGTCGGTTTCATGTATTTCACCGTGGCCATCGACCAGATGCTTATACAGCACAACTTTTGGAACGGCATTGTGTGGTTCGGCTATGCGGTCGCACAGATCGGCCTTTGGCACATCACGACACAACCCTGACTTTATGGAGAAGTATCGAATTATGACACCGGAGATTGAGGCAATAGACCAAGAGATCATGCGCCTCAAATCATTGCGCGCCAGCATGGTTGCCAAAGCGGCCAAGAAAAAGGCTGATGCCTTGTGCGCGGAAATGCGCAAACGGAAAACTAAATGATTTCAAAAGCGACAGACGCGAGTATTGCGGCGCTAGGAGGCAATCGCCCCGGTAGTGACATAACCGCTCCCCCCGTAACCGCAAAAAAAGCGGGGGCTGTCGCCCTTTACCTATGATCCACGAATTTGCCCGCACCTTCCCCGTCTGGACGCCGCACGGCTACGGATGGCCGATCTATGTGCAAGCCATGAGCGGGTTCGCCAACGATGTCTGGTGCGTGGCCGCCGAAGACGGTGGACATGTCCGGCACTACCGCTCGGACCAGATACAGGTTTTGCCCAATGGGACTTTGGATATTGAAGACAATGAGAGCGTGGATTGACCAACTGGCCGACGAGTGTGAATACGATCTCACCGTCATGGACGGGTTCGATGATTGCATTATTGGCATCGTCGAACGCTGCACCATGGCGCCAATAGTCTGCTATGACCGCGAAAAAATTATAGCCGCACTCATGCGCGACGGCATGACGTGGGAAGAAGCCGAGGAGTATTTTGAGTTTAACCAGATGAGCGCGTGGGTCGGCGACAGCACGCCATGCTTCTTGATTAAAGATCCCGACGCTTCTGACGCCTAAACAGCACACAACACAACACATGAAAGTCTCCCTCAACCAAAACGAAGTCCTTGTCTCGACCTACATAGGCTCTCGCCGCAATGCCGAGGCATCCTTCCGCAAGCGCGCGCCACGCTTCCCCGAGAAAACACCGGGAGAACTGTGGGGATTCCATATTGAGGCCGCCCACGCCGAATGCGCCGTGGCCAAGTTGCTCGGGCTTTATTGGGGCTTTGGCGTGAACACGTTTCACACGCCGGACATTACCGGGACAAACTATGAAGTGCGCTGGTCGCAACGCCCGAACCTCAAGGTCCGCCCCGATGACTCGGGCATCGTGATTTCGGTCAGTGGCAAATCGCCCGACTACGTTGTCCACGGGTGGATCAACGCGGAGGACGCCAAGCGCGACGAGTGGAAATGCGCGTCACCGCCCGCCTGCTATTTCGTGCCGCACGACAAACTGCGGCCCACTGGAGAGTTGCTGAAACGCCAGTGAACACTTGCGCAAAGGAGAACAGAGGTCGCGTAACAATGGCCCGGAGGGGCCGTGCGCAACGCAATGCCTCTGCCAATGCGCGGTGGCGGCATCTTGGGGGTGCTGCCACCACCTTTTTACGATGAGCGCCAAACAAAAGTCCGCCGCCAGCCGCTTCACGCCGACCGTGCATCCGGTTATGAAGCTCCCGCCCAAGGAGACTCTGCTCGCCCTTGGACCGGAAAAGGGCTGGGACCTTTTGATGAAGCGCGAGGAGCTGATCCTCAAGGAGAAGGTTGACCCGTTCCGCTACGGCTACCGGCCGAAGAACTGGAAGCGGGCGAGCGAGCTGCTGGAAAGCAACCGGGAGATTCTGGTTATGGGCGGCAACAGATCGGGCAAGACAGAATGGGCGGCAAGCGAAGTTGTCCGCCGGCTTTGGGAGAAGCGCCAATCTGTCGCATGGTGCTTCCAGACCACGGCGCCAAACAGCATCGAAATGCAGCAGCCGCGCGTCTTCAAGTATCTCCCCGGCGAGTGGAGAACGGCGCGCAAGGGAACGGTGACGAACATAACCTACTCGGTCAAAGGTGGCTTTACCGAATCTAAGTTCGTCGCCCCCAATGGCAGTCAGTGCGTCTTCCGCAATTATTCGCAGGACATCAGCACGATTGAGGGCGGGGAAATCGACATTGCTTGGTGCGATGAGCTTGTCCCAATCGACTTTCTAGAAACGCTGCGCTTTCGCCTGCTCGACCGCAACGGCGTTCTCATCGTCACGTTTACCCCGATCGAAGGCTACAGTCCGGTGGTCAAGGACTACCTGACCGGCGCCCGCACCGTGGAAGCGGTCGATGCCGAGTTGTTGCCCAAGTTCAAGGATGACAAGGGCGAGAAGATCCTCACCGGCTACGATCAGGTGCCAATCGTCCAGATGGGTCGGAAGGATCGGCCGATCATTTACTTCCATACCAAGGACAATCCATGGGCCGGCTGGGAGCGCATGCAGATGGAACTGCGCAACGAGACCAAGGAGAAGATTCTGTGCCGCGCCTATGGCGTCCCGACACGGTCAATCAACAACCGCTTCCCCCTCTTCAACGACCGCATCCACGTCATCAAGCACGATTGGATTCCTACCACTGGCACCCGCTACCACTTTGTCGATCCCTGCTCTGGCAGGAATTGGGCGATGATCTGGGCAATCTTTGATTCGGCCAACCGCTGCTTCATCTACCGCGAGTGGCCCTGCCCTGACGAGTATGTCGAAGGGGTTGGCTACCCCGGCATGTGGGCAGAGCCGGACGGCAAGAAGGCAGATGGGCGCCAAGGTCCAGCGCAGAAGGACTTCGGCTTTGGACTGTCGCGCTATGTCGAAGAGATCCGCAACGTAGAGAACGGCGAGAAGATATTTGAGAGGTGGATGGACAGCCGCTACGGCAACGCGCAGACCTTGGCCAAGGAGCGGCCGACAACGCTCATCGAGGAGATGGCCGACCTTGGCATGGACTTCCAAGCGACTCCCGGCGACACGATTGATGAGGGTGTCAGCATGATTAACTCATGGCTGCACTACGACCGGGACAAGCCCCTTAGTGCCCTCAACCAGCCGAAGCTCTACATCTCGGAGAAGTGTAAAAACGTCATCTACTGCCTCAAGGAGTGGACAGGTAGTGACGGGACCAAGGGCAGCTCAAAAGATTTCCCTGACCTAGTGAGATACTTGTGCCTGTCCGGCGTCAACAACGTGGAGGGTGACATACTTATGTGCCGTGGTGGAGGAAGCTACTAGGTGACAACCCTCGACCGCCGACAACCTCCTCCACCGGAAGACTGGAAGTGCGCTCCCGGCGGACACCCTCTTTGTCAGGTGTGCGACAAGCCGCTCGGCACTCGATTTCTGCGAGACCCGCAACTAGGCCCCTGCTGTATGGCGTGCGCCCCTCACGTCATTGGCGCCGACAAGCTGCTCTGCTGGCTACGGATTGCGCAATAGTTCAAGCCACACTTGAACTACAAAGCAAAAACTATGCCGATTCCTTTCAAAACAACCGGATAGAAAAAACAACACATGTTCACAACTAAGGTCAAAACCATCCCCCTCGACATCTACGCTGCCGGCGAAGACTTCGACAAGAAGGCAGCCATCGCCTTCACGCGCGAGCAGGCGCCCCCGGCATTCCTCGCCGTCATGCTCAACTTGCAGGACCGCATTGCCGATGCCTCAGACTTGGCAACAAACATGGCCACGGCGAAGGATCACGGCTTCCTTGCCCATGCCGCCGGCCAGCTCAGTGCATTACAAGAGCTATGGATCGACTTGGAGGACAAGCGCGCTGAAGCCAGCAAGTTGGCATAGATCCAGCTCTAACCACCAACCATGAAAGGAGGACTGCTATGGAAAAGACCGCTGAAAACGGGATCGTTTATGGTCCCTACGGATTCGTCGGCTTTTGGCAGCGGCCCCAACCGGAACGCATTACGGTGCGTCCCGGCTGGATTCGCTGGTTCAAACGCCTGTTCGGATTCTGATTTTCTGTAAGGCGTCACCCATGATGCGTAACGGCGGACGCATTGCAGAAAATGCGTCCAGTCCGCACCCTTAAAGGATGATGTCGTAACAAACAATGGCGCGTTTTTGTGACACAAACAGCGCGGGAATTACGCCATTCGTGCCAAATGCCCAACCGGCACATTTGCGCATAGACACATAGAACGTGTCAGTCTGCATTCCCGAATGGCGAATAGATTTACATTGTAAAACATTTCCCTTGCTGTGTGTGCTGTTGTGTGCTATTAGTAAGCGGAAGTAGGGCTTCATGCCTTCTTCAGCGGTCCTACGCGCCGCTCCCCAGAATTGCGTTGGCGCACCACTTAGGGGGTTTTCCTTATGGCGACAGAAGAGGCGGTCAATCAGGCCGCAGGAACGGATGACGGCGATGTAGTTTCGATGGCTTTAGCCGACTTGGGAATGTCCAAGCCGGAAGAAGAAGTCAAGGACGAGCCGGAATCTCAGGAGACGATCTCTGACAATTCTGACGAAACCAAGGACGAGGAGAAATCCGAAGATCCCGGTGACGATGTAGCTGACGAACCCGAGGAGGAGGACGAGGAGCCCGAAGGCGAGGACAAAGATCCTGCCGACGAGGAGGCCCCGAACAAGGACAAGGTTCAGAAGCGCATCGACAAGTTGGTCGCCAAGCAGCGTGAGTCCGAAGAACGGGCAACAGCCGTCTCAGCAGAGCTAGAGCAACTAAAGGCGGCGAAGGCCGACCTAGAAGCCCAGCTCAACCAGACAACCCGCCCAGTCCTCTCGCCGACCGCCGACAATCCGTTGGCCGATGTCGATAGCGAGGACGCCCTAGAACAGCGCGTTCAGAACGCACAAGCCGTAAGGCGTTGGGCGCTACAGAACAGCGACGGGACGACCATCAAGAAACCGGACGGATCGGAGCAGTTTGTTAGCGGCGAGGAAGTTAAAGACTACCTCATCAAAGCCGATGACATCCTCACAGTGCATGCGCCAGCGCGCAGGCAGTGGATCTCGCAAAGGCAGCCGGCAGTCGAAGCAGCGAAGAATATCTTCCCCGATATCTTCAAGGCCGGCAGCGAGATGAACAAAGCCTACACGGCCACGATCAAACAGGCACCCGAGCTGTTGCGCATCCCGCAACACGAATACTGGGTCGGCCTCGCGCTCTACGGAGAGCAAGCCCTCATGGCCTCGCAAAACGCCAAAGCTGCCAAGACCGCTGCCGAGAAAAAGGTTTCGTCAAAGAAGTCAGAATCCAAACCGCCAACCCCTGCCAAGCCGATGAGCAATGCCAAATCGTCATCATACCGGGGCGGGAAAGCCGCCGCATTGTCGGGCACCAACTTGGACGATCTCCAGAGCTGGGTGGCCGACAGCCTACTTGGATAAACCTTAATTAGAAAAACTAACTAACATGCCTTCTACAATCGGAGCCATCACTCCAGTCACGGGTCTCAGGGAAGACCTCGCCGATGTCATTCACGTCATCGACGCCAAAAATTGCCCTATCTCCAGCGCCGCCAAGAAAGGCCAAGACCTTTCTAATGCCGGCGTTTTTTCTTATCAAGCCGACTCGTATAACGAGCCCGTCCTCGACGGTGTTCTCAGCAACGCCGATGTCACCAGCTTCGATGACCCGACGAAGAACCGCGTTCTTCTCTCGGCTCGCGGGCAGAAACTTCGCCGCAGCATCAAGGTCGATGACTTCGTTCAGAACGTCAATGACGTTGCCGGTATCGGCAAGAAGAAGGAAATGGCCCGCGCCGTTTCTCGCTCCTTGGTCGAGCTGAAGCGCGATATTGAGTCGGTCATCTCGTCCGATGCCGAATCTCAGGAACAGAGCGGCGCCTCGCCGTATAAAACCCGTGGCTTGGGCAAGTGGATCGCCGCTTCCCAATCCGACCTCCCGGTCCCTGCCTCGCAGCGCACCCCGGCCGCGTCGATCAACACGACCGCGACCGCCTCGCTCACCGAGTCCGAAGTGCAGACGCTCTTGCAGAGCATCTACACCCAGACCGGCAATGTTGCCGAACTGACCCTCGTTTGCGGCCCCGCCCTCAAGCGCAAGTTCACTGAGTTCACTCGCTTCAGCACTGGCGCCGCCGGTGCCGGACTGAGCGTTCGCACGTTCACCAACAGCGCCGACAGCAAATCCATCATCTCCGTTGTGAATTTTTTCGAGGGAGATTTTGGCTCTTTGAGTTTGTTGCCTTCCCTATTTTTGGCGAAGGACAACGCGAGCGCCGACGTGCAAAACGCACGCGGTTACGTCCTCGACATGTCCATGATCGAACTGCGCTATGGTCGCCGGCCCCGCTATCAGGAGCTGGAAGACATGGGCGGCGGTCCTCGCGGCCTCGTTGACGCCATCGTGGCGTTGAGCGTTGGCACGCCCAAGGGCCTCGGCAAGTTCGCCGCGACTGCTTAATTCAACAACTAACCAAGGAATAAAAGTATATGCTCGCATACGAACTGCCCGCTGAAACCAAAGCCGCAACCGGCTACACCCACAAGGCCATCGTCGATCACACCGATCTGACGGAGGCCACCGCCAACACGGCCCAGTCCATCACCCTACTTGCGCTCGCCGCTGGCGATGTCGTGCATTCGGGTGCCTACAAGCTGGTCACGCCGTTCCAAGACACGACTGACGCCGCGTTCAACACGACCGCCGTTACCACAAACGCCGCCGGCTCCGCTCTCATCAGCGCGACCGAGACGAACGTGAACGGCACGGAAGTGTTCTACAAAGCGCACACCGCGACCGCCCCGCTGACCGCCACAAGCGCCAGCACGGTTGCCGCCTCGTTTGCCGCTATGTCGGCGAAGAGTCTGTCTGCCCTCAACGCGGGAGAAGTTCACTTCTTCTTCAGCGTGAACAAGCTGGCGAACCTCTAAGGCTGCGTCTTAACACACTGTCGCCGAAACGCCTAGCGGGTCGGCGGCAGCAGTTAGGATGTCCCAAATCTGGTCAGAGTTAGTCGCCGACTTAGGCGATGAGATGTCCGCCCTTGTCCGCGACGAGCTTGTCGCCGGCTGGAACGCCAAGAACGCCCTTGCCGCCACACGGCAAGCGCGGATCAAAGAGGCGACCGACCGGCTTGAGCATTGCTCCGTTGATGGCATTGGGCAGCACACCATGAGCGTAGACGCCGATGTCTACTACGCATGGGAGGCCGCAGAGCCGGGGTGCTGGAAAGACAAGGGCTTCCGCGACGATTTCAAAAAACGCTTCCCCGAAACAGCAGTCAACTACACGGCGAGAAAACCCATGGTCGGCTACCGGCCCTCACAAATTACCGGCATCTGTCCATGATCAAAACACCCGACCGCGAGAAGATCAGCGAGATCCTGTCTGATATAGATCAGGCAGACGCGGATGGCAGCCAATACATCCAGCGCAAGCTGCGCAACTGGAACACCCGCTATTGTGTCTGGCCGGGGCAAAGCGAAGACGGCCGCAAGCATGGCGCCGCCATGGGCAAGGCTCCGTGGCCATGGGAGGGTTCATCGGACTGCCGCGTTCGGCTTTCCGACAATATCATTAAGGATCACTGCACGATCCTGACCAACGCTTTCTTCAAAAGCCGTGTGCAAGTCCAGCCGGTCGAGAGCATGGACGCCGACAAGAAGCAGGCCGCCGAGACCATTCTGAAGTGGTTGCTGTTTCAGCATTGCTTGGATGACTTGCGCCGCGAAGTCCGTCTGGCCGCTGAGTTTCGGGAGACCTACGGCTTGGCCGTCATGGCCGTCGATTGGCAGCAGACCACCCGCACGGAGATCAAGCGGTTCAGCTTGGAAGAGGCGCAGATGATGGTGCAGGAGTCGCAAGACCCCAACCTCGCCGCCCTCTTGGAGATTGTGCTGGACCCGCTGCAAGAAGAGACCGCCGCCGAGCTTCTCGGTCAGGTTGTTCCCGAGTTGGGGAATGTCGCCAAGGTCCGCGCCCTGCGTGACAAGGGCGAAGTCGAGTGGGAAAGCCCCTACATCTTTGAATCCAAGCCCGTCTGGACCGCCTTAGAAGCGTGGGAAGATGTTATCTTTCCCATCCAAACCTTCTCTATTCAGCGCGCCGCGTTCGTTGCCCGCAGAGAGTTGCTCAATGAAGTGGAGTTGCGCGAACGGGCCGCTGTCGAGGGGTGGGATGAGGATTGGGTTGAGCGCGCCGCCAAACACAAGGGCGAGCTGAAGCGCATCAACCTCAACCTGCATCGCTCCGACCAATTCATCTACGAGCAGATGCGCGACATGATCGAAGTGTGGCACGTCTACCGCAAGGAGAACGACCCGAAGACCGATGCTGTCCGCGTCACCCGCTCCGTCATTAGCTACCATGTCCCTGACAAGGCTGCCGTCCATGAGCTGATGCCTTATGCCCACGGGCTCTATCCCTTTGTTGAGTTGCCCCGCGAGCGCAGCACCCGCCCGCTCCTAGAGAGCCGTGGAGTGCCTGAGATCACGCAGACCGCCCAAGAGGAAATCAAGATCCAGCGCGACTACCGCGCCGACCGCGCAAGCATCAGCATCTTGCCGCCGGTGCGCGTGCCGGCCAATCGCGGGAAGTTCGATCTGGTCTTAGGCCCCGGCGCCCAGATCCCAGAGCGCCGCCCCGGTGAGATCGGATGGATGGACCCGCCGCGACCTGACGCCGGCAGCATCGAAGTGGAGAACGCAACACGCTTCGACGTGAACAACTATTTCGGCCGCATGGCCGAAGGCGTCCCGCCGCAAATGTCGATGCTCCACACACAGGAGCTAATCGACTCATGGCTCTTGGACATGAAGCTCTGCGTTATCCAGACGATGGCGTTGGCGCAGCAATACATGACGCCGGAAGATGTTGCCCGCGTCACCGGGAACCAACTCCCCTTCTCGTCCAGTCCGCAGGACATTCGCGGCCGCTTTGACATCACCGCCGAGTTCGACGCTCGCCTGCTCGACGCCGAAGCCCTCGGCGCAAAGCTAGATTACTTGGCGAAGATCCTAGTTCCCATGGACAGCTTCGGCGTAATCGACCGAGTCGGCCTCATCAAATACATGTTCCAAGCCGTCGATCCGAACATGGCAAGCATGCTGGTGCAGGACATCGGCGCAGCGACTCAGGCCGAGCAAGAAGACGAGCAAGCGGCCTTCGCAAAGATCGCAGCCGGTGCCGAGCCCCCTCTCAAAGAAGGAGGACAGAACGCACAGGTCCGCTTGCAGACATTGCAAGGCATCGTGCAATCCAACCCCGCCGTCCAGCAGCGATATCAGCAAGACGAAATCTTCCGAAAGATGATCGACGCCCGCGCACAGGCTTTCCAGTTCCAGTTGCAACAGCAGCAAAACGCCGTCATCGGCCGCACCGGCGCGCAACCTGCGCTGCAAAAGATGCAGCAAGACCAGCAACTCGGCATGTCCGCCCAACCCGCCGCCTAACCCATGCACCCGA